GGGTGTGCTATACTAGCACACCCACCATCTACACTAAGAAAAGGGGTTCTTTACTATGACAACACAATTCGTTTCCGTGGCCATTGGTAAAGGTTCGGCTGCACACATGACTATAGACGAGCTAGCTGTGGCTTTCTATAGTGGTGAGCCTAGACTACTATTCATTATTCCCGATGAATCAGGGTTCTACGATACCTTAGTCTTTGGTGGTGACCTTGTTCGTTTTGAAGTTTCTGACGATGGTAACTACTATAACTCAGTACCTATTACTGATGAAACGCGCTCTTGTCGTGTTAAGGACTTTACCGTACTTGACCTTAGTAGCTTAAATGGTTTCGACACTCAGCACCTTCGTAGTCACTTTGAGAACGCCCCTGATTTTCCTAATGTCACCGTATACTCACAAGGTAGTGAGCGTTCTAAAGAGAACTACTGGGGACTTGTTGAAGATGCTTTTGGTATAACACCCAAATCAGGTATAAGTGTTATTACTGCATCTAAACCTATTAGCAAGGGTGCAATAACTGAGGATGAAGTTTTACTACTGCCTAGGAAGTTCTGGCGTAACTACTACTTTGAGTGGCTTATGGCTAGACAATTTGACCTAAGAGACACTACCCACGACTTACCAAAAATGACCGACCTGAGAGACTTTACTGTACCTCAGTTTGTTAATAGACTTAATGCCATAGACAAGACGCTTGCATAAAGCACTTCTGTTATTATGGTAAAGGAGAAAACAATATGAAAGTTTTGACTGCAAGTGTTATAGCCAAGACTCCAGTCGTAGCTGCCCACAGTGACAGCTTTACTGAATACTTGTGCTTAGACTGTAACAAGTCTTCCGTGCTATCAACACTTGATTCCCCTTATTGCCCTACTTGTGGTAGTGAGGATACTGTTAAACTTGCAGCCTTTAGCGACACTTCCGCTTTGGAGTTAGTTCATTCCCATGACTGTAAGTTATGCAAGCAACCTTTAAGTATTGCAGCTAAAGATAGTGGCGTAGTTCAAGCCTCTATGTACTGCATCTTATGTGGTGAATCTAGTGCTGAACCCGAACCACAGGTCGATACCCCCAAGGACGAGTCTAAAGATACTACACCCGAAGTTGATGCCGAGCCTACGCCTAGTGACTCTGGTACACCTGTACCCGAAGCCGAAGCCGAAGCTGTTACTGAGTTAAAGCAGACTGTAGTTGAGGACAACACTGAAGTTGACCACAATGTTACCGTAGCTTTTGACGGTAGTAACTATGCTGTATTCCAAGGTTCTAAGGTAGTAGCGACCATCAAGAAAGATGATGTTAGTGACACTGTAGCTGAAATCTATGGTACAGATGCCTTCATCCCTGCACTACAAGCAGCCCTGCGCGTTAAAGACACGGCTGGCTACGGCTTGAAGCGTATCAGTATTACGGTTGACGATGACCATGTGGCTCGTAAGCTTAAAGATGCTAAGAAAGAGATTTCTAATGACCTTAAAGTAGCTAAGGATGAAATGGCTAAGTCTCGTGAAGATATGAAAGCTAATTTCAAACAAGCTGTTGCGATTTCCGCTGCTGGTCAGCTTAGTGGTGAGTTCAAACGACCTTTGTTTACCGCGTTTGAAAAAGAACTTACTGCTCTAGGTATAGGTAATGCCCAAAGCATTGTGACTCGCCTAGTAGCCCAGTACGGTACTGAACAACAAGATATTCTTATTGATGAAGCTTCCAAGCTTATGGATATGACTACAGAAGAACGAAATGAACTAGCGAAGAAACTGAGTACCAACATTACAGCACAGACTGCATCTTTAGATGTTGCCAATGCCGTAGCTAAGGCTGTTAGTACACCCGTGGTTGCCTCTGTAGCCGCACCTGAAAAACTGGGTAACACTAAGCTGTTCCCACTATCTTGATTGACTCTAAGGAGATTTGAATGTTAAATCATATTAAAACAAGAGTAACAGACTCTTTTGAAGCCCCAGTTGTAGCTGGTTCAAACATCGTTACTGAAGGTCAGGCTCTAGTTAAGACTTTCGTTAATGGTGTAGCTCATGTAGCCCCCTCTACAGGTGTTGCAGGCGAATCCTTTATCGGATTTTCTTATGGCGAAACTGTTATCCCTAATACTGCACCTGCGGTTCATCATGTTCCTGTAGCTTTGGCTACTGTTACTTTGCCTAATGCACCTGTCGGTGGTACACAGTTGCGTGTTACATCTAACGGTGTTGCATTGACTTCTGCTGGCGCAGCACCTACACCTGTTGCTGGTTCTTATGTCATTACTGGTAATGTAATCACTTTGAATGCTGCTGAAGTTGGCACTGTTGTTGATGTTACTTATCGTTATGCCTTGACTGCTCAGCAAGCTCAAATGTTGTATGGTGATGGTGTTATTGGTCAAAGTGCAGCGGCCTTGTTGAACTCTACAGGCGTTATCACTTGTGGTACTGTTTACACTGACCAGTATGATGTTACTGCTGACTTTTCTGCTGCTGGCATTATTCGTTTGGGTGCTAACGGTGTTATGACTAATGTTGCAGGTACGGGTATTGCACTAACAGGTATTGTTACCGTTGTTGAGTTACCTACTGCTGAAAACCCAATGTTGGGTTTCCGTATGAACGCTATCTAAGTAATAACCAAAGTAGCTAGCCTAGTATGATACTAAACCATTTACTAGGCTAGCTACATCAAACTAATTTTATGTAAGTAATAAACTTGCACAAGGAGCAATACAATGAGTGGATTTCGTACTCGTACAGGTGAGCCAATTCAGGGCTTGCACTTAAATGGTTCACAGACTGTTTCTGACAGCGGTGAAATCAATGCGTCTGATAAAAAAGACTTGGCACAGCAAATTGCTGGCTTGATGTCTGCTGCATCTCGCGGTGATATTGTCCAAGAAACTGCATCCGTTGATGCTGATACTGCACGCGAACAACGCCGTCAGGCTTTGACTGCTGCATACACATCTAATGATGGTGAATTTGATGCTTTGGGTAAACAGTTGGCTTCCGAAGTTCGTGAAGCTGCTGACAGTCAGGGATTGATGCGCCGTTTGTTCACCAAAGCTGAAGTTGACCAAGGTAATCAACCTCGCATTCGTGTAGCTGAACAGAATGTTATGGCTATTGTTGCTACTTCACCTACTGTTAATGTACCACAAATGGTTCGTAGCAAACATATCAACCCACCTGAGTTTTATATTACAACAAATGTAAGTGTTGAAGAACGCGACATTGCTCAAACTAATGATGACTTGTTAGAAGAAGCTTACTTCCAGTCACAACAAGGCATCATGGCTGCGGAAGACCGTTCATGGAAAGCTCAGGCTGATGCTACTGTTGGTGTAGCTAATGACTTGGTTTACTTGGTTGGTGGCTTGACTCCAGTATTCTTCTCACAAATGCGTTCTAGCGTAAACAGCTATGGCATCCCAGTAACTAACTGTGTCATGTCTTCCGATTATTGGGACGATATTATTTCCAATGTTGAGTTCTCAACTTGGTTAGACCCTGTATCTAAGTTTGAATTGGTATCTACTGGTACTTTGGGTTCAATCTTGGGTGTTACATTGTCTACTGATGCGTTCCGCCGTCAAAACTTGCGTGTATTGAACCAAGGTGAATTGTATATGTGTGGTTCGCCTGAAATGCACGGTTCTTATACTGACCGTGATGGTTTGCAATCTCGTGAGATTGACCGTAAAGAAGATGGTGTACCTGCTCGTGGTTGGAGCATGTACGAATTGATGTCTATGTCTTTGCATAATGCTCGTTCTGTACAAAAAGGTGTGCGTGCGTAAATCACCTGCCTAGTAATAGTACAGTCTAGGTAATTCTTACCTAGACTGTACTAAAGCTTGTTACAAATGAAGGTCGTTCCTAGAGCCAGTCATTGTTCTGGTGTATATGGCACACACCTAGACTTGCTAGTCCATAAGTCTAACTTGTAACCTTACTACTTTGTAAGTAACCCCTATAGTCACAACACCCAAACATGCTTCGTGCATACAATTTTTTAGACTGGAGATTTATTATGGATTATGATAACGATGAACTGGACTTAGTACCAGATACACAAGATTTATTTGATGACGACTTTGACGCTGAGTTTGATGGTGACAATGACGATGATGCAGACGACTTTGACACCTTATTTGGTGACGATGACGATGATGCTGACTATGAAGATGAAGACGACTTCGACTCATTCTTTGATGAAGACGATGCAGAAGACAATGTGCAGTTGCCTCGTAGTAAGTCTATTGCTCGTGTAGTAGCTCGCTTGAAAGCTCGTCACTCTGCTGCTGCATCTACACGCTCTCGTGGCGTACGCCCTGCTAAGCATAGTCGTGTAGTAGCTCGCTTGAAGGCTAAGTCTGAACCTACACTTGCTGGTTATGGTACACCACCTAAGACCAAAGCTAAGAAAGTTCATGCTTCCGTTCGTTCTAATAACGCTGATTCTATTGCTCGTGTAGTAGCTCGCTTGAAGGCTAAGTCTGAACCTACACTTGCTGGTTATGGTACACCCCCTAAGACCAAAGCTAAGAAAGTTCATGCTTCCTCTAACCTAAGTTTACGCGCTCGCCGCAACTTGGCTAGTTTGACCCGAGGTTAATGTATAGGTTCTACCTATACACAGTAACTAAGGACATGAAGTTTTCTAGGCAGGGTGCTTATAGTTCTAAGCACCCTGCCTTTGTAGTATAAAGGCAATAATTATGTTAGAAGTAACGATAAGTGCATTAAAGACAGACCTATCTAACCTAGCCCCTGTAGAAGTCATTGGTTCTAATGATGATGGGCTACGCCGCCTTCACAATGAAGGTTCAGCTAAACTTCCGTATGCTACGCTACGCATATCCTCTATTCGTGAGTCTGATACCTTAAATCATAGTATTGCCCTTAGAGGGGTTGCAGGTGGTAACGCTTCGCGTAATTCGCGTGTCCAGTATGATGGTGTTATACCTATAACTTGTGCTATTGAGTATATTTATCACACACAGGACTTAGGTGATGTATTCCTAACTATTAAGAAGCTGGTTACTCGTATTAAACAAGGCGACCTATCCAAGAAGATAACAGTAGGTTCTATAGCCTTTGATATGCGTGTCATGTTCGATGATAGTTTCAACATATCTATTGATGAGCCCGATGACAAAGGCGTATTTGGGTTAAACTTTGATTTAGTATTAAACACCTATATGGTAAATGAGGGTGACATAGCCGCCCATACTGCTATATCATTAGCCCCCATTGCTTAGTCTAATTTTAGTAAAATACTAGAGGGGTGTTACTACTATGGCCATTATTAAAGATATTGTTACCTACTCAACCACACTACCTGTCGTGGCTACTGGAGTCACACCACCACCTATTGCTGTTCGTAGGGTGTTAGCTCGCTACACCTCAGTTGTTGCTACTACGAATGCAAACCATAAAGTTACGGTTATACAGCCCTTGGGTGTTGTTACTGTACCTGTTGGTTCTATCTTAGGCAGTCTTGAAATACAATCTGACCAACCCTTAGCCGTCAATCTTGGTACTCAGACTTTCACTACAACCTACTTAGCGATTGACGCAGTAATTACTAATGCTGTAACCCTAACAAATACAAGTATAGTTGCTGCTAATGTAACTATTATAACAGGATAACTAATATGAGCTATAAGTTTTATGACATTCGTAATGATAGTGACTTCATGGTCGTTCACTCGTTTGGTGAAGATGAGTACCACTTTACACCACACCAACTAACTACAGTTCGTGCAGATATCGGTGCAGAGGATATGGCTTTACAGCTAACACCCCAGTTAGTGTGGGTGGTTGATGGCGTAGATATGAAACCTAAGACAGAGGCTAATAAAGTAGCCACGCCAAAGGTTCAAGCTGCACAAACTAAGTCAACTAAACTTCCCGACTTAGTTAGTAAGAAATAACCGTAATACCTTAAACCTTAGACTTAACTCCACTAGATTCTACATATCAGTTTATACTGTATGATGGAGGCTACTTATGCCTACTTATCCTAGTTCGGGTACATTCAGAAAGCGTACCGACCTAAGTGCGACCATCCGCCCCACAGGTACAAGTGCAGGTGCTTTGGTGATGCACTCTAATAGAGGTAGCGAAGAAATAAATCTTATCTCTAAAGAAGAAGACCTCATTCGTGAGTATGGTATTCCAGACCCTGCTATTGGGTTTGGTCACTATGCTGCAATCCCTTTCTTATCCCAGTCTAACCAGTTGTATGTTAAGCGTTGCGTCAATGGCGCATTGCGTGCAGGTGTCGAAATTATTGACACAGGTACTACTACAACCGCTACACCTTGGACTACTGGTTATGACACACCAACGGTTACCAATGTGTTTCCAGCAGGTGTTACACCTACACCCTTACCTTTTGCTGTTAATAGTGCGTTTCAAGTATCTTCTCGTAACAGTGGTGCATGGGGTAACAACCTCTACATTACCATTCAAAACTTGAAGATGGTGAATGGTGGTGCAAACCAAGAGTTTGACTTATCCGTATATGAGAATGGTGTACTGGACAAGACCTATACTGTGTCACTTGACCATCATACTGATGGCTTTGGACAACAAACATTTATTGAAGAAAAGATAAATATGTATCCGGGCTTAATCAGTGTTCGTGTGAACCCTGCCTTTGTAGGTATTTTGTCTGCACCTATTGCTGCACCTCAAGCGGCTGTAACTGCTGTGGCTGCAATTCCTGCTAACCCTGCCGCTGTTCCACCTACTCCAGCTATCCCCGCAGTTCTTGCTGTACTTGCTGTAGCTGGTGCGCCTTTCAGTGGGGGTATCAACGGAGCTATACCCACAAGCGCACAAATCATTCAGGACTGGAACTTGTTTCGCGATACTACAGCCTCACAGGTGCAGATTCTTATCAATGGTGGCTATACCTCTATCGCGGTTCAACAAACTATTGATACTATTGCTCAAGCTAGAGGTGATGCTGAGTCTGTACTGGATATGCCTAGTGACATGCAAGAAGTTTTAGCTGCACAAAACTATCGTGCATCTTACTTAGGTATCAACTCTGCTTTCTCTAGTATCTATAGCCCCGATGTTCTTATTCGCTGCCCTTATACAAATGCCACATTCTATGTTCCTCCTAGTGGTTTTGCTGCTGGTGTGTTTGCTCGTACCGACCGTACTCGTGCTGTTCATTATGCACCTGCTGGTTTGAATCGCGGTATGTTGACTGGTATGGGCTTGCCTGTTCTTGGGTTGCGCGTTACTTATGACCGTGCTGCTAGGGATATTTTAACGCCCTCAAATATCAACTCTATCCTATGGAAACATGGTGTAGGTCCCTATATCTCCGAGCAAGAGACTCTACAGGCTATGTCGTCTGCATTGTCTAACATTGGTGTAGCTCGTATGCTATCCAACTTAGAAACCTTCATTTCTAACATGATGGACTATACACTGATGGAACCCGGGGACGCGTTCCTTCATGCACAAATTATTACCATGATTACGGAACAGTTAGCTGTTATGGATACTCAGCGTGCATTCCAGACTACACCTGATGGCTCTTTGCCTTACCTAGTGTCTATCAATCAACTACCTGCTCAGGTTGACTTAGGTATCACGCCTGTAACTATTATGTTGAAACCAAACATTCCTAATAAGGTTGTTGTGTTGAATACAGTTATCACTAAGAATGGTGCTTCCTTTAGTACCTTATTGAAACAAGGAGGCTTCTAATGGCAATGATTACTCTTTCCGATGTTCGCGGTATTGCTGACCCACTGGATACAAGCGCATTTGAGTTCTCTATCCCTAATTTTCCCGGAGGTGATGGGCGACATTTAGCTATTAAGTGTCTTGAATGTACCTTACCCGGATTCGGTACAGCCAAGAAAGAACTAGAGATACATGGGTATAAGCTTCGCTATGCTGGAAACAAAGATTTCGGTGGTTCTATCACTGCAACATTTGTTGAAACGCGTGCAGGTACTGTCTACCGTGACTTAATGATTTGGTCAGAGCTTGTTAAGACCACTCGTACAGGTGGTGGTGTATCAAAAGATATTTATGCTACTATTGGTAAACTGGATTTGATGGATAATAGCAACAATAACTCGCTATCTTTCATTATTGAAGGTATGTTCCCAGAAAAAGTTGAGGACTTATCCTTGGGTTCCGCCGATATTATGAAGGTCAGTGTTACATTCTCCTATGATATTCTAGCTCCTGAAATTATAGGTGCTATCTAACTACTGAAGTAATGTACTCATAGTTTCACAAGTTGAGTAGCCGTCTATTTCTATGGGCGGCTACTTTTGTTTAGGGGTCTAAATATGTTTGTTTCACTTAAAGACGCAAAGGGCTTTGAACCTGCAATGCTTAGTGAGTTCACTGTTTTTATTACTCGATTCAGTGACTTTGGTGGTGAAGCTAGTCTTAGCACCATTCGTTGTACTTCTGTAACCGTAAACCATAGTAATACTACTGCTGAGGGTATCTTTGGATTTGGCACAAAGCAATACTTCCCCGACTTCACAGACATTGATTCCGTTACCTTATCTTTTGTAGAGGATGTGAACTATACCATTACTAAGAGTCTCTATGCGTGGAAAAAGCGTGTCGTTAGTAGTAAGGGTGTCTATGGTATGCCTAGTGATTACAAGAGAGGTATCACAGTTACTCCAGTACAACCTAACACGCAACCATTTCATAAACCTAAGTTTACTGATAATGGTACCACCCACCATGTCACAGTTACAGATGGTATGCGTTCCGTAACTAAGGATGTTCTTCCACCTAGCTCACAGCACCATGATACGGCGATACCCTCGTCTAGTCCTATGGTAAGTGCTAAGCCAAAGTTTGAACTTACAGGATGCTTCCCTACGAATACAAGCCCCTACACTTATACTTCTAATGGTGATATACTAATTGTTGAACAAGAGTTCAGTGTAGACAACGGTGATTTAATTTTCCAATAGGAGACTTTTAATGTACAATAAACAAGGCTTACCCTCGAACGGTGTTTATGGGTACGATTCAGTGTATATACGACCCCTGCATGTAGGTGACTTAACACTGGCTTACCGTGCAGATGTTGAAGATAATATAACTCATATCATTGACCTCGTAGATAGTACCATCAAAGACTTTGATGCGCGTGACTTAACTGTACCCGATTTTGTTTACTTGATGGCTTGGCTTCGCCTTAACAGTTATCCAGTAACACCTTTCTCTGTTTCTTGGGAGTGTCCTAATGGGCATGATAATGTATCAACCCTCTCAGAAACGAACTTAAACATTGTCACTTGTACTTATGATGCCGAGACTAACCCGTTCAAAGACACTTGTTTACATGCACCTACAGTTCGTGATATGGAAGCTATCCAGATTATTATTCGTGATAATGACCTAGGTGAAGGTGCTAGTGATGCAGATAAGTCTAACATACCAACTGACTTAAAAGAGAAGCTTTGGTTAATGCGTACTGCCCAGTATGTCTCGCCTATTCATGGTACTATTGAAGAGCGTTGTGAGAAGTTAATGCACAACGATATACCTAACATTATGGAGTCTTTGGGTTTATTAGATGGCTTCAAAGTTCGTATGCAGCATGGTCTAACTGAAACTGCTAATCTTTTTTGTTCAGAGGAGGAATGCGACCATCATGCAGGTATCGAAGTTACAATACCCTTGAAACTCGTACGATTTTTTCCCCTTGATTTCTGATAAGAGTGTTCGTGTTCGTCAGTACGACCTAGGTGTGTTAGCAAACCAGCCCGTAAATAATGATATGCAGACACTAACCTTCTTGTACTTGTACGATACAGCAGTTAAGCAACATGAGGAGCTTCAGGCTATGCGTAAAAAAGCCCAAGGCTAAAAATAGTATTACCTAATTGGGAGATTTCTTATGCAGTCAGGTTTTAAGGGTAATGATGATTTAGGTGTAGATTCTCCTTATGCAGTCCAGCATAAGGAGCAAGCTCGTGTTATTCTTACTATGCGAGATACTGCCACACTTATTGAGCGTACTAATGAGGTTCTAGGTCAGGAGTCCAGTAGTTCAAGGGACTTCTATGCTTTGCGTATGGCTATGGGTGAATCTCAAGACTTACTCCGTAGGATACTAGACCCTAGCACCCAAGTATCTTCGGTCGAGATAGCAGGTCTTCCTGACTTATATAATACTATAGACCGTCTTGTTGAGTCGTCATCTATTGTACTCTCCAATGGTGAGACCCTAAGTACATTCATACAGCAACAACAAGCCGTGACTGGACAGCAGCTTCTTGCAGCAGGTGCATTAACTCGCTCTATTTCTAGTTTTGACACTAGTGTTACTTCAGCTACTATTATTAACAATCGAAATGCGGCTACGACTAGCTCAACAACAACAAGTGAGACTAACAGTTCCGTAACCTTGGGGTCTAAGACAGGTAGTGGGATAGCTCGCACTATCCTAGCTGCCTCTGCAAGTCCAATGCTGACACTTGGTTTACTATTCAATGAGAAGTTCAGTAGTGTATTTGATAAAGGCTTTAATGCGATAGGTAATACCTATCGTGGTACTAAGGGCCTTGTAAAGTCAGCCATTATGCCTGAAGGTGGTGTTTTATCTAACAAGGTTAAGGCATATAATGACAGGAAAGAAGAGGTTAAGGCTAGACGCTTAGACAGGAAGACAGCTAGGAAAGAGGCTAGAGCGGATAAGCGTAGGGCTAAGGTTCTTGCAAGACGACTTGGGAATCAAGGTGTCGCTTTCGACCCTGAAGCTTGGCTAAAGTCTAGGCGTAATGAGCGTGGGGCTGCCTATCTAG